TATCAGCATCTTTACTGGCAAATGATTTTTAGCATTTGGCCTCCAGTTACTTTCGTTAGTCCAAAGTTCCTGAAGTGCTAACCATTGAGTTTGGTTATCCCAACCGTATTTATTCAATTGTGTTTGCGCGTACATCTTGGCAACTTCTGGCGTTCTATTTACCAAAGCCATTTCAAAGAAATTAGGGCTTTGTGCTAACGCTGGAGTTGCGAGCGCGATTCCTACCGCTAATGCGGTTACTAAGAGAAACCGAGCCTTGAACTTCAGCGGGCCTCAATCGCCGCCGATCCTAGTGCCATCATGAGTTGCCTCCATTGATTGAGTTCTGCATTTCTGCATCTCCTTTCGTTGGTGGGATAATTGTAGTGCAGGTTGAGCATTGTGAGTCAATTTGACCCCAAGCCCCGCACGAAATACACCTATTTATGTGCCAATCTTTCATTTTCTATACCATTGTTCCATTTTTTTTGCAATATAAATTGCACTTAAAATCATCATACTTACTGTAAAAATAAATGCGGCAAAAATTTGTTCTATTGCTACCCAATCATCGTGAGTCATTTCAACTCCTTCTCTATGGCTTGAATAGTTGGGCAGGGGTAAAGGTAGTTTTTATTCAACTCATCATGGTCGTTAGGCTCTAGGCAGTGAGAACATTGATTTCTCCAGTCAGGAGTATGTAATTCCACTACTGCGCGAAGAGCCTTCTCCGCTCTAGTTCCATTAGCCGCATATTCAGAAAATCCGCTCTCTGCATAACCAATGGAAATAATCGCATCTATCTCTTGAAGTAATTCATCGTGAGTCATCTCAACTCCTTTTCTATGGCTTGAATGGTTGAGCAGGGATAAATTTGTCCACATAAACAAGAGCCACATTCTTTTCCATCTTGGTTGCAATCTTCAAGACAAGGTCTATGCTCTTCCATTACTGCGAGCAAAGCATTTGCCAAATAAGCATAAGCAAACTCTTGGTCGTTAATACGCTCTAATAATTGGTTGTGAGTCATTTAAGTTGCTCCTCTATGGCTTGAATAGTTGAGCAGGGATAATGTTCTTTGCAACCTTCGCATTTAACAATACTTAATTCTTTAGGCAAAGGAATTTCTCCAATAAATGTTTTAGGTTTATGCAATTCCATTACTGCAATTAAAGATTTAACAAGATGGTTTTTTGTAGATTTTGAAGTCATTTCAACTCCTTTTCTATGGCTTGAATAGTTGGGCAAGGATAATGAATAGCCTCATAAAAATTTAATGATGGTGGCGTACAGGCTAAACAAAATCCCAATTCTTTAGAATTGTTTTTATCATCGCTTCTTTTAATTGGCTTATGTAACTCCAACACCGCACGAATAATGGCTATCTTCCAACAAGTATCAGCATTGGAAGCCAAATTTAACTTTGCCAACAATTCATCGTGAGTCATGCAATTGCCTCATCAATCAAATCTTCAAGCATTTTGAGATCACCTGAATTGTCAATGAAGCGATCGAATACCCAGTCATCAAGAGCAATCTCAGAGATGTGAGCATTGGCTGGCTTTGTGTTTGGTCGGTTTATGCGCCAAATTTCTCCAAAGAGCCATTTGATTTCCTTGGCTTCATCTTCAAACCTGACATCAGTTACAACAACTTTATCTCCAATTGCCACATTGCCCAATGCCATCTCAATCCAAATTTGTTCATCAATTAGATTGCGACCGACTTCAGTTCCCAGCACTTGTAGTAAGCGGCGAACCTCTGGAAGTTTCTTAGCCTTCTCCCATCCAAAATCATCAAAGTATTCAGATAAATGCAGGGTTGCTGATGAGCCATCCCGAACACCAACAATAGGATCAAGCGCAAAAAGACATTCCCGAATCTTGTCAGCAAATGCCACGCGCTTATATCCGTATTTATCAACAAGGATATTGGCTACTGTGTCTTTACCGCTTTGAGCGTATCCGCTAAGTCCGATAATCATTTTGGCCTTCCTGGTGTCCAGTTAATTCTATATTCAATGCCAAACAATATGGCGCTAAAGATTCTGTTGTTGGTGTATTTAAATGGTTGTAATTTAATTCTGAAACGATACCTGTGATAACTATTGCGATCAAACGCCACAAAAAATACTTCACGGCCAAATATTCTTACGCTCTTAGGTCTGCTCATGATTTACCCGCCCATCCATCACCGCAAAAGATTGTTGGAGTTGCCTGGTATTGCTTGTTCATTTGCTGATCGCATTGTGGGCAATTAGGGATTGAACTATCTTCAAATGATTGATACATAACGATCATTGATTGATCGGCTGGGCAACGGTATTCGTATTGTGGGGCCATTAGAAAAGTCCAATCTGGTCAATTGTGGATGCAACCCAAACGATGCAATTGTTTCCGTTTTGATTTTGTCGAGTTTTGCCTGAATCGTAAATCAACCCATCTTTAATTAAAGATAAGCGAGTAGGTCGCAAAGTATCTCCAGCCATAGAAAGCGCTGCTTGCATCTCTTGATCTGTTGCGCCCTTTTCCTGGCGATCCAAAATGTATTGATAAACGCGATTTTTATTAGCGCTCATGCGTGGCGCTGCCTTTATCAAGGCTTGAACTGATGTAGTTCTCATCGCTTCTCACCTAACGCAATCTGCGCGCAAATGTCTTGTAGTTGAAGAAGTGAATTCTCCAGACCATTCTTGATAATTTGCTTGCGGCGGGTTGTTAAATCAAGAGCGCAAATCTGCTCATAAATCTCCAACCGAGTACGGGCAATAATGGCGATTGTCATTTTCTGAACCGCCTCCTGACCTTCTGGAGTATCAAGAATCAATTGGTTGTTCTTGATCTTCCAATGATTTTCCTTGCAGATCAATTTGGTCATTCGACTGGCCTTTCTAGTTGAATTAGTGCGTAAGTTATTAAAAGAACAATAAATATGCCAATTAAGTAAAATATCATTTATGCCACCAATTCTTTTTCGGCAGCAATAAGATTGCGTGTTAATTGATCTTGATAATAACGATCAGAACAATCTAAACAAAGACCAGTTTCAAAAATTGTTCCATCTTTTTCACGGCGAACTGCGTGAGATAAGATTTCAACTTTGTTATTGCATTTTGGGCAGTTAAGCATTTTTGATTCCTCCAGAATCTTTGAAGTGCCGTTCACTTCAATAAGACAACAATATCGCTTTGCCAGCAAATTTAAAGCATATTTTGCAAAAAAGTTTGTTTTGTTATCAAATCGTTACAATCGAACGCCTGTTCGATTAAATGCAGTCAAACCCGTCTGAAACCTCAATGTCCACGCCTGGCGTGTCGGAGTATTCCTTTGTAGCCACGATTTTGATTATTTGCGAATCATCTGCAAAAGCAACGCCAGTTAAACCGTCATTGACACCGCGAATGTATTTGTCTAAATCTGGGGCAACCGTTGGATGCTCGCGCTTAACTGATTTAGGTCGCTTAACTCTGAATTTCATAGTTATCGCAATCGGATCGGTGATTGGTTTACAGCCAGCGAGTTTAGCAGTAGCGGCAATGTTTGCTCTCCACGCCGCTAATTCAACGGCGCGTGAATGAATCATTACCCCAGGCTTTATGAATTTCATGCTGCCTTGCTGGATCGGTGTGCCTTCCACCGAAAACTTAATCACGATTCGATAGTGATGATTTCATCTTGTGTCATAAAGCGAACGCGCTTGTTTCCAAAGTTGTCCACTAAACCGACTGTATATCCGTATTTTTCTTCTTCGATGTAACTTACAAAATAATAAGTTTTTTTAAACACCAAAGTATCGCCAGCGTTCAACTGACTTGCCTTACAGATGTGCAGAGTTTTCATTAGTTCCCCCTAATCGTGTAACTCTTACAGAAATTGTGTCATGGTTCATTACTTACGGCAAATCGCCAATGCGCCCTAAAAGCGCTTTTACAGAATCGGGCATAGGAGAGGCTTTGGGGTTATCTTCTGCCTTGAACTTAGGTGGAGTAGGGGTTGGCCGATTTCGTGGCTCTAAGGTGCGTTTCTGAGCGATTATGAGGCTGTTCTGAGTAAGTACCTGACCATCTTGGGCAACAATCTCAACAAGAATCCTTAAATCAGCAACCTCAATCTGCTTCAACGCTAACTGAATCTGACCAGCAATCATTGCCCCACTTGGTCTTAAGCCTTCTTTTGGATAATTATCAAAATACAAAGCAACTAACTCTTGAACGGCCAAGCCGTAAGGCTTGCCATTCTTTTTCTCTGTATCTGTAATCTGTATTCTGTTATCTGTATCTGGTTGCATTACAAACGCATTACCAACACCATTACTAACAGAACGATGGCGTTCAACACGCTTGCGGTTCAACTCTTTTTTGCGTTCGACTTCATCCTTGGTCGATTGATATTCCGTGAAATTAAGAATCTGGATTCCATCTAACAGCCTTTCCCACAACCCGCTGTTGATAAGTTCTTCAATATCTCCCAACTTATCAACAATCGCTTGTAAAATAAATCCATCAGTTAGGTACTTGCCTGAATAGCAAAGCGCCGAGATGTAATTGCGAAAAGAGTGATCGCTCAACCCAACTATCTTTGGATTCTGAGGAAAGCCATCATCTAATTTAATCCAGGTCATTTTTTATCTCCCAATGCAAAACCAATCGCCTTGTCAAAAGCAAACTTAATCCACATCGCAGCCTTGTCATTTTCAGGCTGTTTTGTAGTAACCATAAAATCTCTGGCAACGAGCAATTCCATAACAATCTGTGATCTGATTCGATCTTCGCCATCAATTAACTTGAATTTTTCTAAACGATTTAAAAGTTCCTGGCATTGCTTGGCGCATTTCTTTGAATCTTCTTCTAGGCAAAAGGTTTCATGAATCGTTCTAAAAGCATTTGCCGCTTCATCTAAAATGGTGTTCATATTGCCCCCTCTATGGCATTTTCAAGAGTGATCCCAAATTCTTTTAGATCACGGCGAGCAATGTTTAATTCGATGTGATCGAGTTGATTCTTGCGCACCTTCTTTCGTTCATTGGCAGTCAGGCCACCCCAAACACCAAATTCTTCTTTCATTCCAGCCCGCAAACAATCCTTTTGAATTGTGCAAGTGAAACAAATCTTGCGAATCATTCTGTTATCAAGATGGCGATTGTATAGGTCTGTGTCATCTGCAAAAAAGATTTCAGTATTGATCCCTTTGCAATTGGCGCGTTCCCAATCTGTTCCAGCAACATTAACTTCTCTTCTTGTCATTTCCCCTTACATCCAATCTCTCCAGTAGGATCATAAAATTTGCAATATGGCTTGCACCAGAAAACAGCAGAATTTTCTGGTGCAGGTGGGGAAGTCATTGCTTTAACTTGCGAAACCCAGGTTCGGGCTTCTTCAACTAACTTTGGGTCATAGTCAGATTGCCAAACCCGTATGTCAGAAAACCTACCATCGCGCGGGATAAAAACTAGGCCAACTGTTTTTACTGGGTACTGCTGAGCAATCAAACTGCCATAGATATTCACTTGCATTTTTTGTTGCTTGGTAGGCAATCCGCCTTTAGCCATCTTTGCAAGAGTTACAGTTTTAAAATCAAAAACTGCTTCTGCTTTGCGTGAATAAAAATCACAATGGCCTTTGAAGTATTCATCGCTGAAACCTTCTTCAAGAATAAAGTCATCTCCAAATATGTCATGCGCTTTTAAAGCATCATGAATTGCGGAGTGC